GGGTGGGGGGGTCCGGCAAAAAGGCTTGAGTGAGAAAGAGAGCTTCAGCAATTGACCCCCAAATGGGCGAGGGGGACTATATTGAGAAGGTTTATCCCAGATTGTTACAGTTTCCTGGGTCAGAGAGGGTCAAGCGCGAACCGGGAAAATTTACCGGTTACGGCTGGCTAGTCCTCCCACTGCTCGCGCGGCAGGAGCGCTTGCCCCGAGGCGTTGAACAGCTGGCCGCAGTCGCAGGCGGAGTCGCCTGGCGTCAGGTCGTGCTCGGCGTGGCAGGTTGGGCACTCGACCGAGCCCCAGTCGATCCAGCGATTGAGCGACCACTCGAGCGTGGGTGCGCGGTAGTCGTTGGAGCTGCAGACGTGGGCGTAGCTTCGGGCCTGGGATTCGGTCAGCGGGTGCAGCTTGCCCTGGGGGTCGCAGTCGAATGCGTAGCCCGAGCCCGGGTGCGCGATCGAGTTGAACCAGAGGAAGTGCTGGACGTCTTCGTGGCGGCAGAAGGGGCGGATGCGGCGCATGGTTGGCTCCTAGGCTTGGCCGGCGACGGACTGCGGCGGGCGCCGCATGGCCAGGTGCTGGGTGGCCGCATGCGGGGGCGGACTGCGGTCGGGCTCGCGCCGGGCTTGCACCGGCGGGAAGTCGAACGTGGTGCGGCTCAGGGTGACGATGCGCTCGGGGCGCGGGGTCAGGTGGTAGAGCATGGTTCAGGCCGGTTGATGGGTGGAGATCCAGCAGAAGGCGCGGTGCTCGCGCTTGGCTTCGGTGGTGGCGGTGCTGACCTGATGGAAGATTCGCAGCAGCATGGCTCAGGCCTCCGTGTTGACGAATTCGCGGCACTCGCTCCAGGTGCCCACGAAGGCGCACCAGTAGCCCTTGCGCATGAGCGCGTTGTGGGTGCAGGCACCGGCGATCTGCACGTCCTGGTGTTGGTTGACCATCACGTAGTACATGGCTGGGTCCTTTGAAGTGGGTTTTCCAATGCAGCAGCTGAGCATTGGCGAAAAGGATTTGTAACAAAGCCCTTTCGCCAACACTCCGAGGGTGTTTAGGCGGGAAACCCTTGCCAATATTCGTTAACCCGTGGGTTCGAACCTATCGCAAGGCGGGCAGGACGGGAGTATTTGCGCCCGGCGCTGCCTGTTATCCTGATACTCTAATTCCCTGCCGATAATCGCCGGCTTCACCCGACGGAAACCGCGGTATCTATAAATCGGCTCACGTGACATCAGCATGGATTCCTTTAGTTTCCATCTGCCTTTGGCGAAACCGATTCAAACCCGCTAGTCATACTTCGTGCGCCACTGCGGACGCGACGATTCACTGCAGGGAATTGAGTACGCATCCCTTGATCGGGATACTCGCACCGGGGTACTAATCTCCGGGCTATGCGTTGGGCCCGCTGGCGGATTCCGCGCACATCGCGCAGGGTTACCCGAGCGCATCAAGCAAGGCATGCGAGGCGTCCAAGCATGCGAGGCGAGATAGGCAGGGGGAACCCGGCGCAAAGGTCGGATTACCGAGGTTCGCGCGTCAACCCGTGAGGGGAGCGCTAGCGGGCTTGAATTGTCTCCGCGCCGGGCATTGGCCGCGCCGGGCAGAAAGAGCGGGTTGCGAGCCGACTAGGGCAGCCGAGCAATGCAGGGGAGCGCTAGAGGGAAGGCAACGGGGGAGGGCAGGGCCGGACCCCTGGCAAGCCCGCAGGAACGCTCCTACGGGCTTGCCAGGGGCGCCGCAAGGGGTGCGGCGCCCCCTGCCTAGGGTCAGTGGGTGGCGACCGGCGCGGACGCAGGCGAGGTGACAACTTCGGCCAGCGGGCGGCCGTCCACCTGCACCTCGCAGAATTCATCCGCCAGGGCCGCGAGACCTTCGAAGGCGGAATCGTCGCCAGCGACGATGGCCGCCCGCAGGAACGCGAGCGCATCGGCGACCGTGAGCGGCTTCGCGATGGCCGCCTGCGCCTTCGCTTCCGCTTCGGCCTGCGCTGCCTCGCGCTTGGCCGTGCGCTCCGCCTTGGCACGCTCCTGCGCCTTGGCCTCGCGCTTGGCCTTGCTGGCGTCTGCGGCGGACTGCTCGGCCGCATCGAAGGCGGCCACGGTCTCGGCGCGAATGGCCTGCGCACGGGCTTCGGCAGTGTCCGGCTGGGTGCGTTTCAGCTGCTCCCAGCTGGCCCGCGCGGTCCCGTAGGCGGACGTCACAGCGGCGACGATGCGCGCCACGCGGGCTCCCTTGAGCTCACCCAGGGCCGACAGAGTGTCGTCCAGTGGCCGGCTGTTGCCGTGCTTCAACAGGTTGACCAGTGCCGACTCCAGCGAATCGAAGGCGGATTGGTGAGCGGCTTCGGCGGAGCCTGCGAACGCGACGATGGCCAGAATGGGGGTGAAACCCTTGGCGCGAATGGTGGACATGATTGGATCCTTTGAAGTTGGGTAGTCGGGCAAGGCGCCCCCCATACCTAGCACGCTGGGTATGGGGGGTATCTCCCCCTACTGCTCAGGCCAGGGTCAGACCGCAGTCCACCCGGGCCCAGAACCGCGCCATGCGTTCGATGGCCTGCATGCGCTCGGCATAGTCGGGGTGGATCGTTGAGAAGACATAGACATCCATGGCAGGAATCTCCTGTGAGGGGGGTGAGAGAAACGTAAGAGACCACACCTCCACATAAGCACCCCCCATGCCAGGGCAAAGCCCGTCGGATATCAGGCACTTAGCGGGGGCATACCCACAATGCGGAATCTATTGACAAAGAATGTCATTTACCCTCGCCCATATTTGTCATGTCCCGACAACAATTGCCGTGCCAACAATATCCGTGCCCGTTCAAAATATTTGATTTAGCCTCCAAAAACCTGCCTATTTCTATAGCACACAGTAGAAACCCTATGCCCCGGGAAGGTCGATTTTTTGGCCGTGGTTGACCCGCTCGGCGCACCCACACTGACCCCTTACCCCGGTGCCGATCGGGCCGCCAAGGCGATTTTTCATGTGGTGAAACCAACTCATGCACAGGTTATCCACTACGCATCTAGTAGCGCTTTGCTGCGCTGCACCGTGGTCCCGAGGCCATCGGCGCCGGGGTCGGCGCAGGTGAGCGCGGCGGCCTCGCGCTCGGGAACGATGACGGGTACACCTTCGGCGTCGGGACGCCTGGCCGGCCGCTCCCACCCCCTCCCGCCACATGCAAAATTTTTCAAAACTTTGGTGTCAATAAGTCCGAGTTTGACTGCCAATTCGGCCAAGTTTGACCAGATACCCGACTTTCCCTTACCATTCCCGAATGGAAATCAGCAAACGGAATCTCGACCGGCTCGCCAAGCGCAAAATTACCAAGCGCGCCCTGGCGGCCGAGCTGGGTATCTCCGAGTGCTACCTCAACCGCCTGACGCCGCCGTTACCGCCGGGGCCCGTGCGCGCCAAGCGCCTCGCCCGTGCTGACCTGGCGCAGCAGCGCAGAAACCACCGGATGAAACTCGCGAAGATGGTGCAGTCGGGACGCCGCAATATCGAGTCGGCTGCCAAGGAGGCGCGCTGTTCGGTGCGCACGCTGTATCGCTACCTGGCCAAGCTATGAAAGGGACTCACCCCGTGAAAAAGTGCATCGGCTGGGGTTTGCTCGCCAGCCCCTTCATCGGCGTGTTCGCGCTCGGCGCAACTCTCCTGGGCCAAAGCTTCGTGATTCCCTTGGCGTCGGCCCTCGGCGTCATTGCCGTCATCGTTCTAGGCCTGGCCCTTATCCGCGACTGACGCCCATGAAACTGTTCTCATTCTTCAAGCGCAAGCCCATCGTGCCCTTCTCGGAGATCGCCGCGCAGCAGCCGCCGGCGCCATGCGGCAAGCAGCTCGCGCACTACGAGTGGGAGTTGGCGTGTGGCCTGCCGTGCCCGAACTGCGCCGCGCAGCGCGAGCGCCGGCGCGAGCTCGCGAAGCAGGAGCAGCTGGCCCAGCTGATCGCCGACGCCATCGTGACCAAGCTGCAGGCCCAGAAATGACCCTCAAGGACTTCGGGCTCGACGCCCACGACCGCGCACCGCCGCCCCCGCCGGAAGCGTTGCCGCTGCCGGAGCTGCGGGTCTTCGAGTCGATCGAGGACCTGGACCTGATGCAGGAGGTGCTGCAGCAGTATGCGCACGTGGTGCGCCTGCGCGACTGGTGCATCACCGATCCGGACACGCCGACGAACCAGAAGGCGCAGGTGATGAACACCTGCACGAACCTGCTGATGCAGCTGTCGAAGACGCAGATCGAACTGCATAGCGCCGAGCGGCTGAAGAAGCTCGAGGCCGTGCTCATCAAGTGCTTGAAGACGCTGCCCGACCACACGGTCAGCGAGTTCATGATGCTCTACGAGAAAGAGGTGCTGGAGCTCAACCGTGCACCTTGACTCCGAGCAGCGCACCCTTGCCCTGATCCACCCGTCGCACAGCATGCGGCAGCACCGCGCAGGCATGCGCTACGACTGGCTGTGGCTGCACCGCTGCCGGCGCTGCTTCGGCATCGCCTGGGCCGCGTTGGACAAGCGCACGGACCACGATTCCAAGCTCGAGCGCCCTTGCCGGGCCTTCCGCCATGCTTCTTGAACACCTGGAACGCATTCGCGCCGAGACGAGCGCGAAGTACACGCTGAAGAACACGCCGGACTGGATCGTGCGCAACACGCGGCTGCGCGGCGAGCCCTTCAGCTTCAAGGATCACGAGTTCCAGCTGCAGATCCTGACCGATCCGAGCGCGGAAAAGGTCGTTCGCAAGTGCTCGCAGGTCGGTTTGACCGAGCTGAGCCTGCGCGAGACGCTTGCCATCATCCGCATCCTCGTCGGCTCGGCGGCGATCTACACGATGCCGACGGCCACCGACGCCGAGAAAGTCGCGAAAACCCGCCTGAATCCGATCATTTCTGGGTCAAAAGACCTCAGTTTTTCGATCAATCCGGAGGTAAATTCGAACCAAATCAAGCAATTTGGGGACAGTTTCTTCTATTTTGGTGGCACTTTTGGCCAACAGCAGGCGATTTCGACGCCGGCGGACCTTATCGTGCACGACGAGGTGGACTTCAGCAATATGGAAGTGCTGACCACCTATGAATCTCGAAATACCCACTCGGCCTACAAACTGCGCCGCGAATTCTCCACGCCGACGCTGCCCGGCCGCGGTATCTCGGCCCGATTCGACCGTTCGCGGCGCCATTTCAACTTCGTCAAGTGCTGCGACTGCAATGAGTGGTTCCTGCCGAGCTATGACGACCACGTGAAGATCCCCGGCTGGGACAAGCCGCTCGACGAGATCACCAAGGACAACATCCACACGGTGCGCTGGCGCGAGGCGGTGCTCGTTTGCCCGCACTGTGGCACCTGGCCGGAGCTGATCCCGCAGTTTCGCGAGTGGGTGTGCGAGAACCCGAGCGAGCAGCACACGGCGGCCGGCTATGCGGTGAGCCCGTTCGACGCGCCGGCGATCATCACGACGCCGTGGCTGGTCGAGAAGAGCACGAAGTACGAGCGGCGCGCCGACTTCGTGAACTTCAACCTGGGCCTGCCGTACGAGGACAAGAAGGAGTCGCTCACCAAGGCGCTGCTCGACAGCTTGCACATCCGCGGCGAGGCGGCGCAGTTCGGCAGCTACTGCTTCGGCGCGGACATGGGCGTGACCTGCCACTTGCTGGTGGGCACGGTCGACCTGGCCGGGCAGTTCATCGTGGTGCACTTCGAGAAGTGCTCGATCGCCGACTTCGAGAAGCGCAAGCTGGAGCTGTGCGCGAAGTTCCGCGTGCTGGTGTCGGTGATCGACGCCTTCCCCTACACCGACACCGTGCTGCGGCTGCAGAACAGCGACCCGAACCTGTTCGGCGGCGTGTATCACAACAGCAAGAACCTGGCGATCTATAGCGTCACCGACAAGCCCGAGGTGCCCGAAGAGGGCAAGCTGCCCATTAAGCAGGCCAAAATCAATCGCAATATGGCTTTCGATGAGCTAAATAGTTTGATTTTGCGTAGGCAAGCGGTATTTCTGAATAACCCGCACCAAGACGAATTCACAAGGCATTTGCTTGACTTGAAACGCGCACCGGTTCCGGATAAGAAGACCGGTGAAATCGAGTATGTTTGGGTCAAATCCGAACGCGGAGAGGATCACTTCTTCAATGGACTTCTCTATCTCTATACCGCAACTCGTTTGAGAGCCATGGTGCAGGCTCAGTATCCGTTCATGCTTCCCGTTTCGAGCTTCCGGTTGAAGAATCCCTAATCCTCTGTCAGAATCGCCGAATGCAAACCCGCATTCGGCAATCTTTCGACAAGGGGCGCTCGAATGCCTGAGCAGAGCGGCGTCACGCGGCACGCGGACGGCAGCGTCGAGCGCTGGGACCCGGCGCGCGGGCGCTGGGTGCAGGTGAGCGGCCCGGCGATGCAGGTGGCCACGCAGCTGCCGCCGGTCGAAACGCCCAAGGTCAAGCCGAAGCAGCAGTCGATCGCGCCGTACGCGCCCGGCGTCAAGCCGAGCGCGGCGGTGCTGGCCCGGCCCGACCGGCAGGTGGCCAACACCGACTTGCTGTCGTTCCGCCGCGAGGCGACGACGGCGCGCGTCATCCGCAACCTGCGCTACGTCAGCCCGGACCTTGCCGCGGCGGTGTCGAGCGCGGCGCGCATCGCCATCACCGAGCGCTACCGGGTCAAGGCCTATGACATGGCCGACGGCGCCTTCAACGTCGACGCGACCCGGCTTGCCTACGCCATGCTGGCGCGCTTCGACCTGGTGCCCGACTACACCACTGGCTTCAGCCAGATCAATAGCCTGCTGAGCACCAGCGAGGCGCTGGCGGGCGAGTTGATGATGGAGGGCGCGGCCTGCATGGAGCTGGTGCTCGACAAGGCGCGGCTGCCGGCCAAGATCGTGCCGCTGGCGACCAGCCAGATCTTCTTCTTCGAGGACGACAAGGGCCTGCGGCCGGTGCAGCGCATCGCCGGCGTCGATGTCGACCTGGACGTGCCCACGTTCTTCTGGGTCTCGCTCGACCAGGACCTGCTGCGCGCCTACCCGACGAGCCCGCTGGAGCCGGCGGTGCAGCCGGTGCTGGCCGACCAGGAGTTCACGAACGACGTGCGCCGCGTGATCAAGCGCTCGGCATTCCCGCGGCTGTCGGTCACGATCAATCGCGAGGAGCTCGACAAGTCGATCCCGCCAGAGACGAAGGCCGATCCGGACAAGCTGCAGACGTTCATCAATACGGCCCAGTCGGCGATCGCGAACGTGATCAACGGCCTGGCGCCCGAGGACGCGCTGGTCGTCTACAACTGGTGCGAGGTGAAGTACGTCGAGGGCGGCACGGGCGACGTGCCCGACGTTTTCAAGACCGTGCAGGACATCATGAACGCCAAGGTCGCCACCGGCGCCAAGGCGCTGCCCAGCGTCCTGGGCCACGGCAGCGGCAGCCAGAACATCGCCAGCAGCGAGACGCTGCTGGGCATGAAGAACGCGGACGGCATGATCCGCATGAAGCTCAACGAGCTGTACAGCAAGGCGATGACGCTGGGCGTGCGGCTGTTCGGGCACGACGTCATGGTGGCCTTCGAGTACGAGGCGATCGACCTGCGCCCGACCAACGAGCTGGAGGCCTTCTTCGCGATGAAGCAGGCCCGCATCCTCGAGATGCTCAGCTTGGGGCTGATCACGGACGAGGAAGCCTGCATCGACCTGACCTACCGGCTGCCGCCGGCCGGCATGGCGCCGCTGTCGGGCACCGGCTTCTTCAACGCGCCCGCGGCCGGCGGTGAGAACCCCTACAGCGGCACGTCCAACGGCGGCGCCGGCGGCGGCGCGATGAACCAGAGCCTCAAGCCTGGCACGCCGACCAAGCCCAAGGGCAAGGCCGCCTGATGTTTCACGTGGAACGGGATTGACCATGGATCGCCTCATCAAGCTGCTGAAGTGCTACTCGACCTGGGTCGTGTTCCTGCTCGTTGGCGCGGCCGCCTACTGGCTGCAGCTCGGCGAGGAGGAGCAGAAACAGTGGCTGGCCACCTACCCCTGGCTGCGCCAGGTCAGCCCGCTTGCCGGGCTGGTGCTGTTCATCGCCGCCCGGGCCAAGCCCCAAGGAATTGACGTTCCCATTCCCCAAAAGGAAACTGCAAATGCAGAAGATCCAGCACAAAAGGGGTGACACGTGGGAACCAGCTTGCACGTTTCGAAATGCTGATGGCGTAGCTACTGACTATTCGGCGTTGGGAATCACTATTACCAGTCAGGTTCGCACACCGGCTGGGAAACTGATTGCCAACCTGACTGTGGCGGCCGCGGCCGGCACGGGGAATTTCACGACCACTGGCGCAACTGCAAGTTGGCCACTTGGGAATCTCCATTGGGATATACAATTCACCCAATCGGGGAAGAGCTTTTCAACCCAGACGGCCGTCATCGAGATGGTCAAAGACGTAACCCAATAGGAGCGACGAAATGTCCAAGGGTGATACCTTCGAGAATGACCTTCTCAAACTCATTTTCAATGCGACGGCCATCGCCAACATCGCGGACAACGCCGCGACGTCGCCCCTGACCAACCTGCAGGTCTCGCTGCACACCGCCGACCCGGGCGACTCGGGCTCGCAGACGACCAACGAGGCGACCTACACCAGCTACGCGCGGGTGGCGGTGGCGCGCACCACGGGCGGCTGGACGGTGACCGCGGCCAGCGTCTCGCCGGTGGCGACGATCTCGTTCCCGGCTGCGACCGGCGGCACGAACACGATCACGCACTTCGGCGTGGGCACGGCGTCGAGCGGCGCCGGCAAGCTGCTGTACAGCGGCACGGTGACGCCGAACATCTCGGTGACCACCGGCGTGACGCCGCAGCTGTCGACGGCCACGGCCATCACCGAGGACTGAGCCATGCAGCGCGCTGCCTGGGCCGCCCTGGCGGTCGTGGTGGCCCTGCTGATCCTCATGCTGACCCCACTGCTCGCACGAGCGGTGGGCTGACCCACACCCTTCGAGGACTGGCATGGCTCAGCACATGTTCGACACGCAGACCCAGACCACCACGGGGGTCAAGCCTGCGGCGACCTTGACGAAGTTCCCTGAGTTCGGGGCGACGGCAAGCGTGGGCGTGGCCGGCGGCACGCCGACGGCCACGGTGCAGCTGCGCGCCTGGAACAACAGCGGGTTCAAAGAGATCCTGGCCACCTTCGTGCTGCCGGTGGGCTCCGGGCCGAAGACGGGCGACCTGTTCGACAGCGCCGTCATCGCGTCCCAGTGGGAGAACTTCGACTGGAACGTCACGGCGCTGGGCGCCGGCGCCACCGTCACGCTGACGCTGTCCGGCTCCGGCATCTAGGAGCCGCGCGGTGGCGAACACGAATTCCGCGCTCACCGGTTGCGCGGACACCCCCTACGTTGGCCCCCAGGGCCTGCTGTCGCTGCAGGTAGCCACGACGCAGCCGGCTGGCCGCGGCGTGCTCAACCTGATCGCGGGCGCGGCCGCGGGCGCGAGCATCGCGCTGGGCGTGGGCTTCTCGCTTGCCCAGGCCGCGGGCGCTGCGGCGGGCACGAGCGGCGCACCAGGCGTCGGCCAGGCGCTTGTCGCGGCGGTGGGTGCAGCAGCTGGCACGGGCTCGGCCGGCGCCGCGGGCTCGGCCGGCGGCTCGGGGGAATCGTTCACCGCGTTCCAGCTGACGACGACCAACGCGGGCACCGCGACCTATCCCGTCTACCTCGCGCATCCGCTGCGCGAGGAGGACGCCACCACGGGGGTGACGTGCAGCGGGCTTGTCGACTACCGCACGGTGGTGCTGCGCGACTGGAATGGCGGCGACGGCAAGCACGTGTTGATCGTTGGCCGCGCCACGCTCACGCAGAACACGCCGCTGACAGTGAGCCTTGCCAATGGCACGCCGCCGTCTTCGGGCACGGATCTCGTGCAGACCGACATCCCGGTGGGCACCTACAGCATCGGCATGGGCGCCTTCGGCACGAAGACGTTCAACCCGCGCACCGACACGCCGTACTACAGCAAGCAGACGCCGCTGTGCAGCGAGTTCTGGTTCCGCCAGATCGACACTGCGACCCGGATGATGTGCTTCATGGGCGTGCGCGTCTACATCGACGGGCGCGTGCAGTGCAAGCCGTACATCTCCAATGGCCGCTTGGACAACGGCTCGGGGGCGAAGGACACCACGATCGTCAACAGGACCTTCACGCCGACCTTCGTGGTCAACGGCACGCAGGTCTTCAACAACGGCGGCAACCCGTACACGGTGCTGATCGGCCAGCGCATCTTCGGTGACAACGGAGATGACGGCTGGTACTGGACGAACGGCAGCAACCCGAACATCACGCCGAGCTTCAACACCGCTTACCTGCTGGCCACGAAGCTCTTCCCGATGCTCGAGGGCAACCCGGACAACGCGACGCTTGCCGGGCTGACGCAGAACTACGTGATGGGCAGCAATGGCCCGCTCGAAGCGCAGATGGGCGGCACCGGTGCGCAGTTCCAAATCGGTCCGGTGACCGATGCGGACGCGAAGTTCCTCACCAGCAACACTGGCAGCGGCTATAGCGATGCGCGCGCCTACCGTGCGGTGCTGGCCGCCTCGTCGTCGCTCAACTCGTACAACATTGCGAACGGCTATACGTCGGACGGCAACATCCTCAAGCTGTCGACCTACGGCACCTGGACGCAAGATGGCCCGAACCAGGGCGGCTCCAACGGCGCGGGCAACGACAACTACTACTGGGACATCGCGCACCACGGCAGCTGCTTCACCGCTTACGTGGTGACTGGAGACCGTTCGCACTACGAGGCGATGGCGCTGCAGGCGGCCACGGCTTACCTGTGCGTGCACTCGGCGGCCGGCACAGGTGTCAACCGCAAGGTCACGGGCCCGGAGCTCGAGAGCCAGGCGCAGATCCGCGGCCTTGCATGGACCCTGCGCACCTTGGGACAGTTCGCCTGCATCGCGCCGGACGATGAGCTGGGTGCCGGGCAGATCGCCGGTGAGTACCGCACGCTGCTGGCCAATAACTACGACTACCTGCTCACGCGGGTGTATGACGGGACGTGGCCGCGTGATCTCGGCATCCTGCACATCCGTGACATGGGCGAGTGGCCTGCGGCTACACCGGGCACCTTGCCGTTCTGGCAGCTCAACTTCTTGGCCATCGCGAATGCGATGAACAGCGAGAACGACTGCGTGCCGACGGCGACGTACGCGGCGCTCGAGCAAGTGCGTGATTTCGGCTACCGCCCGGCGATCGGCATGCTCGGCGGCAGCGGCCTCGCGCACGACCACGACTTCACGCGCGCCGCGTCCTACGGCCACAAGCCGGCCGACGACAACGCTGGTGGCGGGGCTTCCAAGAACTATGGCCAGGTCCACCAGAAGACCCATGGTGGCCTGAACACCACCGCGACGAACACACTGCAGGGCGACAGCGGTAGTGACCCGGCGACCATGGGCAGCGGCGACAACTACTGGGCGATCCTGAGCTGTGCCATCAGCTACGCCGTGGAGCACAGGGTCGAGGGTGCGCTCACCGCGTACCGCCGCTTGCACAACGCGACGAACTGGGCCGCCGGTGCGGCGCAGTTCGCGAACTCGCCCAAGTGGGGCATCATGCCTCGCACGGTGCCGACGGTTCCGTTCACCCTGCCGAGCACGGTCAACACCAGCGTGCTGGTGGGCACGAACACCGCTAGGAGCATCAAGCCGGCTGGTTGGACCGACAGCGAGTTCGACCAGGCCACGTTCCACCCATTCGGCGGTGGCGTCTTCGTGCCGTGGTATGGCTCGGCAGGCGGCTGGTTCTTCGTCATTCCAGGCGGTCACGGCAACCTGGGCCTACTGGCGGCCATCGTCTTCGACGTTGGCACGGAGACCTGGGCGCTCCTGAATAACGCGAACGGCGTTGCCCTGAACTCGGCTCCGATTCAGCAGAGCCAGGCCAGCGCAGCGCCGTGGTACGAGCTGCTCGAAGCCACGGTCGGCAACTTCCCGGTGCCAGGCCACATCTACGCTTCGCACGTCGCGCTGCGGCGAGGTAGGCAAGGTGTGGTCATCATTCCTACGCGCGGCGCCATGTTCACGGGGGAGAACGGCGGCAACTACTCGTCGCCCTCGGCTCACCAGATGGACTGCGAGACGGGGCTGTTCACCCGCGCTTGCGCCGCGGCGAACGCTGCGTCCACCATCCACGTTGAAGGCTCGTCTGCCTACGACCCGATTGCCGGTCGGATCTACTTCACCGATTCCGCGTTCTGGAACCGTCAAACCATCTCGTACATCCGCCTGTCGGATATGACGTTCCAGTCCCTGGCGCTGACCGGCTGGCCGCCATCGGCGACTCCCGACACCTACACGAAGATGGTGATCATCCCGGAACGCCGGGTGCTGCTCTTCTTCGATGGTGCCGGCCTGGTGTTCGGCGCAGATTTGACGCAGGACCCGACGACCATCGTCACGCTCACGCCGGACGGTGCCTGGGCCGGCAACAGCGGTCAGAACAGCTGGGTCTGGAACCGTCGCAAGGGCAAGCTCTACCAGAAGTGGAGCTCGACTGGCAACACGCTCAACACCTTCACGCCGCCGCAGACCAGCGCGTACGGCCTGACAGGCCAGTGGTCGAAGGGCTTCATCACGGTCGGCGGCGCGGGCTTGCCCAACCGTACGGAGACGCAGGAGCACTACACCAACCTCTTCGACAGCGAAGTGACCGACTGCCTTGGCTGGATCGCTGGTAGCACACAACAGCCCGCGTTCACGCTCATCTGAACCATGGACATCATCATCATCGACGCGAGCAACGCCGACCAGTGGTCCGGCGGGTTTGGTGACGCCGGCAGCGACGCGCGCTGCCGCGGCATGTTCGTGGCCGACGGTGGGTTCTACGTCCGCGAGATGTACTACCCGGCGGGCATGACTCATCCGGGGCACAGCCACTACATCGACCATGTCGGCGTGCTTGTCGATGGCGCGGCGATCGTGCGCTGGCACCACGAGGACAACCTCGAGGAGTGCGGCGAGTACCACTTGCTCGTGCCCGCGAAGATCCCCGTGCTGCGGGATCGGTGGCACAGCATCCACTTCTTGAAGCCCAGCCGCTGGGAGTGCTGGTTCGCCAAGGCCGAGGCCGATCGGGTCTACGGTGACGCTTCGAAGGTGCCCTGGCACCTCGAGAAGCCTGATCGCACCGGGAGGCGCTGATGGCCAGTTGGTATGACGCAATCACCCCTGGCGAATGGGGCGTTGTCGCCGGCGGAACGCTGACGGCCAGCGGGGTCGATCAGTCCAGCGGCCAGGTCATCGACCAGTACAGCACCCTGGTGGTCAATGACCAGGGCATCTACAACGGCTCGACGTTCATCTCCGGCACGTTCCTCTGCTTCTTCGGCGGCGGCCACGCTGTTTATGGCGGCAACGAGGTGTATGCCTTCGGCCCGCTGCAGGACGACACGCCGGCCTGGTACCGGCTGCGCGACGCCACGAGCCCGGCGCCGCAGAACGTCTCCGAAGACGCGAACGGCATGCCCGTTTCGCGCCACACCTACAGCGCGCTCGTCTACATCGGCGGTGCGCGCAACTGGCTGTTCAGCGCCGGCATTCTCGCGCGCTACACCGACGCGGGTGGTGGGCCCGAGACCCACACGTTCCAGTTCAACACCGCCAGCCCGAACACGAATAACCCGTGGACGAAGCGGGTCAACATGCCGATCGGCGGGGCGGAGGTTGCGGCCTACGACCCGACGACGGGCTACGTGTGGGCGAACGCTGCGAACGCGGTGCAGCGCATCGACATCGCCGCCAACACGGCGATCAGCAGCATCTACAAGTCGCCGAACTGGGGCACGACGGGCTCGGCGTCTGCGATCGACACCGGCCGCGGCTTGTGGTTCATGCTGGGCGGCGTGGCCCTGCAGGGCTACCGCCTGAACAACGGCGTCGGCAACGACTACTACAACGTCTCGGTCACCGGCACCGCGCCGGCGCCAGCCTCCGGCTACAAGTCGCTGCTGTGGGATCCGGTCGACGACCGCTTCGCGTCGTGGTCCGGCAGCGGCAAGCAGATCTTCTTCCTCACGCCGCCCGGCACCAACCCCTACGAGGGTGGCAACAGCTGGACGTGGAGCAGCTCGACGCCCAGCGGCGGCTCGACGCCGACCAGCGAGAACGCGCAAGGCACGTTCACCCGCTTCGCCTATGTCGGCTCGAGCGGCATCCGCGGCTACGTGCTGGTCAACCGCGCGGGCGACAGCGTCTACTTCTACCGGCCGACGACGGCCGTGAACCTGCCGGTCGGCGCTGCAGCTGGCACGGGCGCCGCGACCGCGACGGGCGTGGCGGCTGGCGTCGGCGGCGGTGCTGCGACCGGCACGGGCGCCGCCACCGCGACGGGCCAATCCCAGGCCCTTGCCACCGGCGCCGCAGCTGGTGCAGGTGCAGCTGCGGCTGCAGGGCAGTCCCAGGCCCTTGCCCCGGGCGCGGCGGCGGGCAGCGGCGCTGCTTCAGCAGCAGGCGTGGCCGCGCGCATCGGCGCGGGCGCTGCAACTGGCGCAGGTGTGGCTGCGGCGACGGGCGGATCCCTGGCGCTTGCTCCTGGCGCAGCGGCGGGCGCAGGCACCGCGGCGGCCACGGGTGTGGCCGCGCGCATCGGCGCGGGCTCGGCGGCGGGCAGCGGCGCGGTCACCGCAACGGGTCAGTCCCTGGCGGGCGGCGCAGGTGCGTCGGCGGGTGCCGGCGCGGCGGCCGGTGTTGCGCAGGGCTCGCCCTCGGACGGAGCTGCAGCTGGTGCAGGTGCAGCTGCCGCAACGGGCCAGGCTCTCGCGCTGGCCGCCGGTGCGGCGGCGGGCAGCGGCGCTGCTGCAGCGACGGGTCAATCCCAGGCCCTTGCCACCGGCGCTGCAGCTGGCGCAGGTGCAGCTGCGGCGACGGGTCAATCCCAGGCCCTGGCCGCCGGCGCGGCGGCGGGCGCCGGCGCGGCCAGCGCCGAATCGAATTCGTCCTTCCGCAGCCCGGATCTGCTGGGCAACGTGCTGCCGATCTGGCTGCGGCACCGCTATGCCGCGCAGGAGGTGATCGACACCGCGGTGGGCGCGGCGGCGGGCACCGGCACCGCGGCGGCTGTAGGCCAGTCCCAGGCGCTGGCCGCAGGCGCAGCTGCAGGCACGGGCGCGGCGGCCGCAACGGGCGGGGCTCTGGCCCTTGCCACTGGCGCGGCGGCCGGTACCGGTGCGGCGACGGGTGTGAGCGGCGCCTCGGGGGTCGGCACCGGCACTGCAGCGGGTGCAGGCGCAGCCTCGGCGGTGGGCCAGCCTCAGGCCCTTGCCACCGGCGCTGCAGCGGGTGCAGGTGCAGCTGCGGCGACCGGCCAGGCGCTGGGCATCGGTGTGGGCGCCGCAGCTGGCACCAGCCAGGTGAGCGGGGTCAACGCGAACACCTACGCCGGCGGCTCTGCAGGTGCTGGCACGGCGGCCGGCGTCGGCCAGGCCCTGTTCATCGCGGCGGCGGCCGCCGCAGGTGCGGCAACCGCCGCGGCTGCCGGCCAGTCGTTCGCGCTTGCCGCGGGCTCGAGCTCGGGCAGCTCCACTGCCGCGGCGGACAGTGGTCAGGCATCTGCCGGCACCGGCGCGGCGGCGGGTGTGTCGACCGCGACCGCCGTCGGTGTGGCGGTGATCCTCGGCGCGGGCGCCGCGGCGGGCACGTCGAGCGTGGCCGGCGCGCTCCAAGCGCTTGCCGAAGCGCTGGGCAGCGGTGCCGGTTCGGCGGCGGTGCTGGCCGCCAGCCAAGCGGTGGCGCTCTCTGTGGGCGCAGCGGCGGGCACCGGCGCTGCAGCGGGTGTGGCATTCGGCGCGGTGCAGGCCATCGGCGCAGCCGCTGCGGCCAGCACGGCGGTGGGTGTCGCGGTCTCGCCGGGCATCGTCACCTTCACGATTCCGATTCCGAATATGAATGGAGAAAGCGTTTCCATCAGTATTTGGAGTGGACGTTACGCAGGTGTTCGGGTGGTTTCCAACGGCAAGGCGTATGATTTGCCGCTTGCTTCGCAGCATTTGCCAAGCGAGTTTGCGACTTGATGCCGTATACTTTTCGAATGGAGTTTCGCCATGTTTGAAGGTCCTCAGCTCTGGCTCGGTTCCGAGGCCGGTTTCGGTATCGTCCTGTCGGCCTACGAACAGGCTGTGCAGATGATGGTCGCCGGCTCGCGCGGGTATGGCGACGACGAGATGTCGATGCTGTCGGTTTCCGACGGCGTGGCGGTCGTCTCGATCAAGGGCCCGCTGATCTCCGGCAATGCCGGCTTCATGCGCTACTTCGGCGTGACCGGCTACAACGACATCCGGGATGCGCTGGTGCAAGCGGTCAACGATGCCAGCGTCGAGACGATCCTGCTGGACATCAACTCGCCGGGCGGCTCCGTCGCTGGCGTGTCGGACACCAGCAACTTCATCCGCCACGTGAGCGCGCTCAAGCCGGTCGTCGCCTATGCCGACGGCGCGCTGGCGTCGGGCGCCTATTGGCTGGGCTCGACCGCCAAGAAGATCGTCATCACCCCAACGACCGTCGCCGGCTCGATCGGCGTGATCCGGGTGCACACCGAGGCCTCGCACATGCGCAAGGAGGCGGGCATCACCGACACGGTGATCCGTTCGGGCAAGTACAAGGCGCTGGCCGGCCCGTACGAGCCGCTGAGCGATGTGGCCAAGGAGCAGCTGCAGGCCCAGTCCGACGAGATCTACCAGATCTTCCTCGGCCATGTCGCCGCGGCGCGCGGAATCTCCGTCTCGGTGGCAGATTCGAAACTCGGTCAGGGTCGCGAATTCATTGGCCAAAAGGCAATGGACATCGGCATGGTCGACAAGATTTCGAATTTCGAAGGTGCAATTGCGCTTGCGAAATCCCTTGCGCCGGTTGACAAGAAGAAAGGGTATGGCCACAATTCGCGCCAAGTCCAAGGGGTTAACTCAATGCCGAAAGCCCATCTCTCTGCCGAACAGATTGCCGCTGCACTCGAATGCGGCGCCAATTTGGATGCGACTTCGCAAACGCCTGAGGAAATTGCTGCTGCGGCAGCGGCTGCCACCGAGGCGGCCCGGGTAGCGGCTGAAGCGCAAGCGGCGGCCGATGCGGAAGCAGCGCGCGTCGCGGCCGAAGCCGCGGCAGCTGCTGCAGCTGCGGCAGCACCGAAAGATTCCGAGCTGGTGACCCACCTGCGCACCGAGCTGAAGACGGCCCAAGAAGCGAATGTCGCGGCCCAGGTCGAGCTCGCCGAGCTGCGCAAGCAGGTCGCCACGACCGCGGAAACCCAGGAAGCGCTGCTGAAGATCGGGCGCAACTCGGTCGGCAAGATGAGCATCGCCCTGGGCGGGTCGGCCGACGCAGCGCAGACGCTGGGCGCGGCGCAGATCGTCACCGAACACGAGCGCCTGTCGGCGCTGTTCGCCGCCAAGTTCAAGGTCGGCGGCGTGGCAGCCAGCCCCGTCACCGATCTCGAGAAGAAGCCGGAAGAGAAGCCCACCGCCAAGGTGAGCCCGCTGCTCCGCGCGCTCGTTCCCCTCGCCAAGCAATCTGCCTAAGGAGCAGCCAACATGTCGCGTGCCTTTCTCCGGGGTGTCACCCTCCCGAACCCGACGCCGATCACGACCAAGCTGGGCGCCGTGTCGGCGCCGTACAAGGACACCGAGATCGGCAAGTTCGTCAAGCAGAGCCTGACGGTCGACTCCGACTACGTGCTGTGCGCCGCCGGTGACCCGATCGAGGGCCACATCGTCGCGGTCGAGAACGCCACGTCGGCCGGCTTCGGTATCGGCTCGGTCCAGCAGAGCGGTCAGAAGTACGTCACCTTCGACGGCCTGCAAGCCACGCCTGGTACCGGCACGATCGCCCTCGGCGACTACGTGGTTTGCGGCACGGTGGTGGCCAAGGACACCGCGCTCAGCGCCGGCGTGCCGGCCAAGGTCACCAAGGCCACGCAGCAGCCCGGCGTGACCGAAGCCGGCGCGGTGGGCGACGTCAACGACCAGCTCAAGGTCGCGATGTTCGCCTGGCGCGTTGTGTCGCTCGGCTCGGCTGGCACCGGCGCGGTCGGCACGGTCGGTCTGATCGAGCGCGTCTGATCCCGGACACCCACCCAACCCCATACACCAAGGAGCTACCAAGATGGGTGCCAAGTTCTACGACGTCGAAGGCAAGCTGCAGGACCTCGAGGTTCCGCCGGACATCTACCGTAAGGCGGATGCCGCGAACATCAGCGTGGCCGCGTACATCAATCGCGAGTACCCGTCCGACCCGCTGAAGTACGGCTCGACCTTCCACCAGATGCTGGCCTCGGTCGGCCTGGTGGTGCCCGATGCCAAGGCCAAGGAGACCTACGGCCTGCGGCCGCCGACCATGGCCGAGGTGCTTGCGGGCACCGCCGGCTTCGACGTGTCGGGCAACAGCTCGCAGTTCGGCTCGCCCACCGGCCAAGCCTCGCGCACCCTGTTCCCTGCCGCGCTGATCGCCTACATGGAGACGGCGCTGGTCAAGGACTACAACATGGACGCGGTCCAGTTCGACAAGATGATCGCGACCGAGCTGGCGATCGACAACGACCGCTTCGAGCAGCCGCAGATCAACATGTCGGCCGCGCCGGGCGGCGAGCCCAATGCGCCGAACAGCGCGCTGGCCTCGCGCCGCGCGCAGCTCGCGGGCCCGGCGAGCATGATGCAGTTCACGACCTCGGACGTGACGCGCAAGATCCCGACGTACGCCCTGGGCATGGAGTTCTCCAAGGAAGCCCTCAAGGCCACCACGCTGGACCTGGTCGGCATGTCGGTGCAGCGCCAGCTGGCCGTCGAGCGCGACACCTGGGTGAACAGCTACATCAGCGACTTCTACGCTGGTGACCTGGACATCAACACCGGCTCGCTGGCCTCGCTGGGCTTCACGGTCAACTCCGGTGCGCTGGATGCCGCGGCCAACACGCAGAACACGCAGACCGCGTGGCTGAAGTGGCTCAACCGCCGCCGCAAGTACCGCGTGATCGACTGGGTCATGTGCGACCTGGCCACCTACCTCAAGCACATCGAAGGCCGCACCGGCCGTCCGTCGCTGACCGCGATCGACACGCTGCTGCCGCGCATGGAAGCGCATGGCCGGGTGGTGAACAACGTCGTCGGCGACGTCAACGTGTTCATCGTCGACGACGCGACCGACGGCGGCCCGCTGCCGGCCGGCACGATCGTGGGCCTGGACAGCCGCTACGCCATCGCCCGCGTGCGCAACACCTCGGCCAACGTGCAAGCCGCCGAGAGCTACGCCCTGCGCCAGGCCGAGGCCTTCATGCTGCAGTTCGGCGAGATGTGCTACCGCCTGCACAACGACGCCTTCGACACCCTGGTGATCGCCGCGGCCTAATGGACCGGCCCCGCGCAAGCGGGGCCGCTCATCAATGAGCAAGAGCAGCAAGTCCACCCTGAAGATCGCCGATCACGACGGCATCTGGCTTCACTCGATCGCCAAGTTCCCGCTGGTCGACCCGAACACGCTGACCCGCTTCGAGCCGGGCGTGACCACGAAGGCAACGCCGACCGCGTGGGTGCAGATGCAAGAGGCTGCGGGGATCTTCAAGCTGGTCGACGACCCGACCAAGGTGGATGCGCCGCCCCCGGCGGCCAAGGAAAAGGCGAAGGCCTGATCCAGCTCGCAAGGCCCGCCACAGCGGGCCTTGTCTCCATCTGAGGACGTTCGATGCTGACCCAGTTCACGACCCCCGACGAAGTGCGCGCAGTGCTCGCGGTGGCTGAGCAGGAGCTGCCGGACAGGGTCATCAACCTGCCGATGTACCACCGGCTCCTGCAGTTCGAACTGCGGGAGATCAACACCGGCATCGAGGACGACTACCTCGCGCTGCCCTCGCCCGAATCGGGCTCGCAGACGGCCGCGCAGGAGCTGTTCTACAACGTGATGCAGGTGTTCGCGGCCTACTCGGTCGCGCGCCAGCTGGTGGGCTCGCAGCCCATGTTCGCCCCGCAGGTGATCAGCGCCAGCGACACCAGCGCGCAGCGCGCGGCGGACCCCTACGAGAGCACCCGCGCGAGCGTGGAGGCCGGCTACAACGTCATGCTGGCCCGCCTGAAGTCGGCCTACCTGGCCATCGACTCGAGCGCCACGCTGGCGACGGCGGTGACGCCCGTTTTCGCCCTTGCCGTGGGCATCGCCACGGATCCGGTCACGGATACCTGAGATGGACCTGCGCGACGCTGCGCGACGCTTCAACGACGCCGAAGCCTTCGACGGCTACACCGGCGAGTACGTCTTCAACTGCCACTTCTCGAGCTTCGACGACCACTCCGCGGCGGGCGCGACGGCGCGCCGCCGCGCGCTTGTCCTGACGGACGAGGACACCGTCCCCGCGCGCCAGGTCGTCTCGATCTACAACGACCGCTGGCTGGTGGGCAGCGGCAACCCCGACTCCTTCGGCGGCAAGGTGCTGCGGCGCGTCTACAACATGAAGCGCTCGACCGACCTGGCCGCGGTGCTCACGCCGGCCCAGGCGTGCATGTCGGCGACCGGCACGCTTGCCTACGTCCACAAGCAGTGGTTCCGCGAGGTGGTGAACGTGCCCACCGACTCGAAGATCGACAACTTCTGGACGGTCTTCATCGCGCCGGGCGAGCCGGTGGAGCCGGGCACCTTCTTCCGCTGTGGCAGCGTGCTGCTTCGCGCACGCAACACCTACCTGCCGGTCGAGGGCTTGCGGGTGGCGCAGTGCGATGACATCGACTTCGCCACGCAGAAGACGCTGCTCTTCCGCGAGAACGGCAACTTCGATGCGGCCACCGACAGCTACCCCGCGCTCAACTACTCGGTCTTCGGGCTGGTGGTGGACTACACGAAGCTGTTCCGCCTGCGCACCTCGGCCGACCTGCGTGCCGAGCCGGGCGATGTGTCGGTGCTGGTGCCGCAGGCCTCGATCACGCCCGTGGTGGGCGCCAAGTTCATGCTGGGTGCGATCGCTTGGCGCGTGCTGTCGGTCGAGGCCGAGCTCGACGCCTGGCTGATGCACTGCCGCCGTGCTTGACATCGACACGTCCGGCATCGACCAATTCATTTCAGAATTGGATGCCGAACAGCGTTTGCTAAATCGCTACGTCAACCAGCAATATCTCCGGCTGGTGGAAATCGTGTTCCGGGATATATTGCGGACCACGCCGCAATGGTCCGGCAATTTGGCTGCGAATTGGTTTATTGGTGTGAATAACCAATACGAAACAGAGCAGACCATTCCCGAAAAGGATTTGATGTGGGGGAATGCCAATATTCAACCGCATCGAATGGGTGATCTAAATGCCATTGAGATTTCGGAGGCTCGCCTGGAAGGGCTGGTCTTTAGCTATCTCGATGAGATTTACATTTACAATCCCACTGAGATTGCGCCGGAGGTGGAGGCGCACACGGTGTACATCCGGCCGGTGAACCTGCTGGATGGGCGCGTGGCCATGGCGGCCTACACCGCCGCGAAGTACGAGGTGCTGAACCCGCTATGAGCCTGGAAACCGCAGAGCTTGCCGTGGCAGCGCGCGCCGAGGTGGCCCGCGCGGCGTGGGCCGGCGCGTTCGCGCTGAAGCTGCAGCTGAGCAACCGCAACCTCGTGGATCTGTCGGTGCAGCAGGACCCCTACGTGTGCGTGGAGGTGGCCTGGCTCGACGGCTTCCAGGCCGATCTGAACCCCAAGCCGGTGATCCGCTCGGTGGGGCAGATCGTCATCAGCGCGATGGTCAAGGAGAACGCCGGCTTCGCCGACGGCGCCCGGCTGCGCGACCACTTCATCCCGTACTTCGAGCGCAAGGATACCGGCCTCGGGCCCTTGCGCACGCGCGCCGCGGTGCCGCACAAATGCTTTTCGAAAAGGGGTTGGGAAGTCTTCCCAGTGATCATTCCAATGTGGTATGACAGAGTTGCCCCGTAACCCGTATCTAAGCCATAATCCCAATAGCGAAGGCTAACTGGAGAACCGAATGCCGACCCTTGCCTCGACCAGCCGGGCACAGCTTGCCTACATTCTCGAATCTGTTTTCGGCACGACGCCGGTCGCGGGCAATGGTGCATACCTGCGCATGACCGGTGAGTCGCTGAACTTCGACGTCACCAAGGAGACGTCGAAGGAGATCCGCTCCGACCGGCAGACCAGCTCGCAGGTGCCGGTGGGCGCGCAAGCAGGTGGCGGCTTCAACTTCGAGCTCAGCTACAACGAGTTCGATGCGTTCTTCGCCTCGACGCTGCAGGATGCCTGGTCGGTCTACGGCACCAACGGTGTCGGCTCGACCTTCAGCGGCACGTTCACGACGACCACGATCACCGCGGGCGCGGCGCCGGTCGGTGCCAACGCCTTCACCACCCTGAAGAAGGGCCAGTGGTTCCGCCTGCTGGCGCCCACCGATTCGAACGACGGCAAGCTGCTTCGCGTGTCCACCATCACGTCGCCGACGTCGACGGTCATCACGCTCGACGCGAGCACGCCGCTGGTGGCCGCCGGTCCGATCGCCAACTGCGCGCTGCAGACCTCGCGCCTGGTCAACGGCACCACGAAGACCAGCTTCTCGATCGAGAAGTCCTACAACGACGTCACGCAGTTCTTCCTGTTCAAGGGCATGACGCCCAGCAAGCTGAGCCTGAAGTTCGCGTCGGCGGCGCTGACCACCGGCTCGTTCGAATTCCTCGGCTCCAGCGCACCGCGCTCCGGCGTGACGGGCCTGCCCGGCAGCACCGCGGCGTCCAAGGCGTTCAACATCCAGAACGCGGTGACCGGCGTGGGCCAGCTGTGGGAGGGCACCGGGCCCCTCACCTCGAGCTTCATCAAGTCGCTCTCGCTGGACTACGACAACTCGCTGCGGCCGCAACAGGCCATCGGCACGTTCGGTCTGGTCGGCGTGGGCAACGGCACGATCGCGCTGAAGGGCAGCCTGGAGGTGTACTTCGCCGACGGTGCGATCTACGACAAGTTCATCGCCAATACCAACACGCAGATCATCATCGCCACACAGGACGAGGCCGGCAACGGCTACGTCTTCACGATGCCGGTGGTGAACTTGTCCAACGGCAAGATCGTCGCCGGCGCGAAGGACCAGGACCTGATGGCCACCTTCGACTTCATGGCTCTGTCGGACGATAGCAATGCGGATGCGACGCTGCGCAAGACGCTGATCATCGACCGCGTGGGCGTGGCCGCGACTTAATACCGGAGAAACTCGAAGAGCGGGGTTTAGCCCCGCTTTTCTTCCCGCCCGATTGCCAGTATTACCGAGTTTGCTATACTGCGGGCACTTTCGCTACGGAGATACTGCGACATGGACATTTTCAAGACCTTTGCCACCGACGAGAAGAAAGAAGTCGAAGGGGTTTGGTTCGATCTGGACGAAACCTCCAGGGTGAAGGTGGCGCGCCGTTCGAACAAGGCCTACCAGGCGCTCATCAGCCAGCTGTACGAGCGCTACAAGCGCATTCTCGACCAGAAGAACCAGGCGGCGCGCGACAAGTCGATGCAGCTGACGATCGAGGCGATGGCCAAGCATCTGCTGGTCGGCTGGGAGGGTTTGACCAGCAACGGCGTGCCGATCGAATACAGCTTCGAGAAGGCCAAGGAGCTGCTCGCGGTCAAGGATTTCCGTGAGCTGGTCGCCAGCTTCGCGGACGATACCGAAGCCTTCAAGGCCGAGAGCCAGCAGGAGCAGCTGGGAAACTGATCGAGTGCCTCCGGTGGAAAATCACCTGGGGGCCGCAGATCGAAACCCTGCTCGAGTTTGAAGAGCAGACGGGCTTCACGCCCGTCGCGCTCACCAACCAACCAGAGCTGCAGGACGGGCTCTGGTTCATCCAGAACGCTTTTCACACGCTGTCGAGCAGCCGGCAGTACAGCAACGGCATGCCCTTGCCGATCAGCCTGGGCGAGCTTGCCCACTTCTTCTGGATCTACGGCATCGACAGCATTGACGAACGCGACCGGCTGATCTATTTCATTCAGGGTATGGATAGTGCATACCGGGAAGAAATGGCAAAACGGACTTCGGACGCCACTGCCACCGAATCCAAGTCTGCAGTTGTTCCCTAACCCGCTTCCGAAGACAATAAGGAAAAGGGGAAGCGTAAATGGCCGGACCATCCGTCAAGCTCGGCGTAACCGCCGCCGGTGTTGCGACCATCGACGGTCTCAACGCGGCGCTGGAGCGCCTGCGGGGCAACCTCACCGCGCTGAAGGTCTCGAAGCCCGACCTGGGCTCGCTCGAGTCCCTGACGGCCGAATTCAAGCGCTTCCGCAACGAGTTCACCGAGATCGCGCAGGCGCAGCGCACGGCGTTCACCGAGCTGGCTGAGACCCTGAAGACGGGCTTCGGCAAGGCTGCCGCGTCGGCGCGCGCCGGCGCGGAGGATCTCGACAAGGCGCTGGCCAAGGGTGGCACCGACGGCAAGAGCGGCATCCCGGCGTTCAAGGCCAAGATGATGGTGGGCGCCGCGCAGCTGGTGGAGGCTGCGGAGATCGCCGGCACGCGCCAGCGCGACGCGATGTTCGCCTGGAAGGCCAAGCTGATGGTCGGCTCGGCCGCCGTCGCCGAAGCGCAGGATGTCGCCGCGGCGCGCGCCGCGAGCGCGGCGTCGGCCTGGCAGGCCAAGCTGCAGGTCGGCTCGCTCAAGATCGCCGAGGCGATCGAGGCCGCGGAGGCGCGCGAGAGCCGCGCCAAGCTCGCCTGGAAGGCCAAGATGATGGTCGGCTCGGCGGCGATCGCCGAGGGCCAGGAGCTGGCCGCCACGAAGGCGGCGTCGGCCGCCCTGGGGTGGCAGGCCAAGCTGCAGGTCGGCTCGCTCAAGATCGCCGAGGCGATCGAGGCCGCGGAGG